CGGCTCAATTGCGATGATTCTTGGTGTTTTCATCGTCTTAGGAACAGAGATGACCCTAACGGGCAACTCTGCGCCAGGTTCAGAGAAGGACTCCTTATCGAGTTCATCGATAAAATCGATGTTCGGGATAAGGAACTCGTGAGAAGGAAAGTACTTCTCGAGTCGTGTAGTCCAGGCCCTAGACTGGTACTTACCATTACTGGTAAGCTTATCAGCTGTGGCACCTGGACCATGCTTAGGGAGAAGTGTCCCATACTGGATATCACTATCCATTTTGGAAAACACTCTTCCGAAAAGCAAGTTCGATACACGCTCAAAGTCGTCAAGATCACTTTCGGCGACTTGAGCATCGAACTCACGGACTTCTCGTTCACACCTGACGAAGTCAGACATCGCTTCCTCCACTCTTGCACGTGTGCAAGGATGAAGGATTTTTGCGAAGGACAGTGTTAACTGTCTAATCGCAAAAATTGCATCGATGTCCGGTTCATCAAGCAACACACCAGATACAGGGTCGAACACGCGGACGAAGAAACCCTGAAGGAATTCAGGGAGACTTCTCCCTCGTCTATAGTAAAACGAGGGATGGAATTCCGCGTGACCTTGGTCTAGCCACTTTTGGGTAGCTTTTCCGAGGTCAGGCAGGGTTATCGTTAGAAACGATAACCCCTCGCGTTCGACTCTCCTCTTGACGGTATTAATGTCAAGAGTGGCGCTGGTGCAGCAGGTAATGGCCAAATCTTCGGCCATTACCGTCCAGAGTGACATCAGGCTTTTCATAGACCCTCCTTAAATAGAGGTCATCTATCCTTAGCCTAATGAATCTCTACTGTCTCAGTATGTACGAAAGTGCATACTTCACCTCCAACGTAGGGGGTGGATGCTAGAGACAGTAACCAGGAGATGCCATGGTAAACCATGACAAGCGGACGCAGCTTCATGGAAAATGAAAATATCCGACTATGTCGAATAGTTCATTTACCACTACGACTAAGCCTTGGAGAAGACTTATGACGGCGAGGAAAAGAACCTTACGGTTCCTACCCCGTGTCACATGTTTCTCTTTGGACGTCCCCGAAGGGACCTTAGACGCTGCTGCGAGAGCTTCTTGGTATACAGATCCCGTAGGAGTCGACGGTACTTTTGAAGTACCGAACGCCTCAAACGTGAGATGTACACCAAGGCCTCTACGATTCACCACCAAGCAACTTGGTGATGACCGCATCCGTCGAAGCAGTGAACCAGGTCTTCAAACCCTGGTAGAGCTGCAACGACTCCGTGGCCGTGAAGCCGGCGGGGGGCACGTCGAAGACCAGATAAAAACTCTGGCCTACGCGTACGTTCTCCGCAGGCTTGAACGGATCCGCGGTGATCTTGGACTGGTCGATCCTGAGCTGATGTCGATTCCGCTTAGCATAGTTATGCTTCGCGGTAACGACAAACAGCCCATCGGCCGTCTGATAGGTCGTGTCATCACCTTCCGTAGAAACCTTCGGAAGGGTCAGACCGACACTATTGACGGTCAATGCGATTGGATCGGTAAATGCCATTAGGCATCACTCCTAGGGCTCGGGGTTACCGAGCCCATACGGCTCGGCTGTGGGACAACCATCCCTACTACCATCGGGAAAGCCCGAGGGCAGCTGTGATGGCGAGCTGTCTTGGCGAGAAATCAGGCCAATGCAGCCCGAAACCAAATGGTGATGCCCGCCTGCGTCTCTTCGTCTCGTAGAAGAGAGTAACAGGGGACACAACGATACCATTAACAGGTTTATACCTGCTGGTACCGCCGTAATAGTATGTTCGAGATGAAACGTAATGTTCCATCACGTAACCATACTTTATCACCAACCCATCGACTGCCATGTCAGATACATTGGAGATACAATCTCCCATGTTTGAC